GTTGTCGGACAGGATGCCGGCGAGACGATCGCCGTACAGCATCCGAAGCTCCGACGCCTGGAGCGGGTTGATGATGAGGAGGTTGTAGTCCACCCCAAGCTCCGCCTGGTCCGCTACGAGCTGAGCCTTGGCGAGGTCGCCTGCAGCCTGGCCCGCGGGGGTCAGGGCGCTGGTTGCCGTTGTGGTGCCAACCGTCCAGTCCGTTCCAGCCATGGTCAGGGCGCCGCCGAAGGCCGTGATCGTCGCGTCCAAGATCGCCACCAGCTTCTGGTGGGTCTTGCGGTTGATCGTGTTGGCCGCCTTCTGGATGCCCTGGGTGAGCTGCTGCGGGTTGTTGCGGTCCCGAGCCTCGTCGGTGACGAACCACTTGCCACCGTACTTCTCGACCTGGGCGACCAGAGGGGTCGGACGGTCGATGGTCAGGATCGGGAACTCTGCACCAGGCTCAACGTTCTGGACGTCGCGAGTGGTGTAGAGGTCGTTGATGGTCAGCTGGTCGAAGACGACCGCTCCTCCCTCGACTCCACCCGGGAAGGCGAAGACTCGGTCGGCCCAGAAGTTCTGCAGCGTGATGTCAGAGAGAGCCTGGGTGACTCGGGTCGGCTCGTTGAGCATCGTGTCCACGGTGATCGTGGTGCCGCTGATGACTGGAATGCCGTACGGGTACGACACGTTTGCTGCTGGCATTGTCTATCCCTCCCTTCTCAGTAGAGTTCGATGAAGACGTCGACGCCTGCGGCGCCTACGGCTTCGATGGTGCGTCCGACCTTGGCGCCTGTAGTGAAGGCGACCACTCGACCAGTGGCGTCACTCTCAACCTCTGTGTCGAACGCGATGGCTGCTCCGGCGGTTACCGGAACGATCAGGCCCTTCCCCTTGAGGATGGGCACGCGACCGTTGATCACCTGGTCGTAACCGGCGATACCGAACGGACGCTGCGTGTTGGCGGTGGTGTTGGCCACTACGACCAGCCCTGTGGTGGCGTCGCGCGTAGCGGTTAACCGCAGTACGCGCTTGCCGGTGACAGCCGCTGAGCACTGTCCCGTCATGTCAGCACCAGGCCGGAAGAGTGGGATGCACTCATTGGCCATTCTTAGCTCCTATGGTTTAGATTCCTTTGGTCTGTTCTGCCTTCTTATTCTTGAGCTGAGGGAACCAGTCCGCGGGGTACGAGCTGTCGGCCTGCTGTGGAGCACCAGGAGTCAGGCCCTTGACGGCGCCCGACGGAGGTGTTGGAGGGGGCTGCTCCCCCTGCTGCTTCTTGATCTCGGCGAGCTCGGCAGCGGCGGCTTCGAGGGTCCCCACACGCTTGGCGCGGGAGTTGATCTCCTCTTCCGTTCCGGTTCCGAGTAGGTCGAAGTTCTCCTCGCTCACGCGGTTAGCGGCGGCGGCCTTCCACCGAGCCGTTTCGGCTCTGGCTTCTGCGGCCTCACGGGCGGCCTTCTCGGCCGCCTCCTGCTGCTTCTGCTGCTCGGTCTTCTGACCTTCCTTGATCTTCTCCAGTTCCTTGGCCGCGTCGGCGTTGGCCTTAGCCCTCGCCTCCTGCTCCCTCGACTTCTGCTTCCAGAACTCCACCGTTTCGGCGGGAGGAGGCGTCTGCTGCTGGGAGCCCTGCTGCTGGCCTTCAGGTGGTGCAGGTGGCTGCTGTCCTTCCGGAGGGGGCGTTGCGCTTCCCTGTGCCGGAGGTGTCGTACCTTGCTGGCCGCCCGTTTCGGGCGCTGGCTGCGTCATGCTGTTCTTCTCCGTTTCTCCCCCCGTTGCGGGAGGATGGTGCCCCGTTGCGGGGCGGGGTAGGATAGGGCCATGACCTCACGAGAGGAAGCCATAGCCATCGTCCGGAATGCCGAGGACTACACCGGCCCCGTACGAGTTCTGGAGAGCCCTGAGTGGTGGGCCGTGATCGTGAGAGATCCCAACACCAACCTCGGCTCTCGGGTGGTCCATCGGGTGACGGGCGAGCTTAAGTACCTGAGCACTACGTCTAGGGAGCACATGGCCATCATGGACCAGTTCCCGCAGACTCGCCGACTCTGACTCGGTTCCTTACCTGGAGATCGGCCTCTAGGTCGTCGGTGCGGATGAACCAGATCTGACCGGGTTTACTCCGCCTGACCAGATCTTCGATGTCGTCCACCGTCTGGACCTGCGAGTCGATGAGCTTGACCTCTCCATCGATCTTCTCCCAGTTGAGGATGTGAGCGCCACCGGTACGCCAGGCCATGTTCATGGCACCGCGAGCCCCGTCGGGCCAGTCGTCTGCGATCCGAGCCAGAACGGCGACGGGATCGTTCAGAAGTTGGGTGCCGATCTTACGGAAGCGTCTTC